AACTGACCCCATTGAGATATCACGTCTTGACGGATTGGCTACTAAGCATCAACGTGTTGATGAGGCTTATGATGACCATGCTGAGTTCATGGCTTCCACTAATTACGTAAACAGCGTGTCCGGTATACCTATGGATAAGCATATGGTTGTCGTTGAATGGAGGCCGGATAGCGAGCAAGGTTTTGTGACCATGGCTCATGACGAGGGTCTTGAAGGGGATAGCTATTATATTGTTATCATCAATACCGGAGATAAACAGGCCACGATCTACACCCCGGTGGACCCCGAGGAGCCAAAGGATGGGACCGGTCGTGCGGTTGATGGCGATAACGTCTCCGTTGGAGGATCGTATGTCTCTATATCCCCTAAGCAGGTAGAGCGGATAAGGGTCACTTTTCGTGATGGTAAATGGTATTATGAGTTAGTCACAAAAACATATCCTAGTAATACTGGGGGCATTAGGATCGGGGATGTCGATTATGTTACTTTCAGGTATTTATGGGATGAGAGTTCGGGAAGGGACTTGGATACGATGACAGAGGTTCTCAACTCGAATATCCCGACTATCGATAATCTTGGTGTTGGTTATAATGGTCCCGGTAACGGTGACGAATCCGTAAGGAGCGTGCTTAAATGGGGTGGTGATAACACCGGGTCTGGTAAGGAATGTGTTTGGATGTCGGTAAAGGACTTGAGAGCTAAGTATTATGATATCCTTCCGGAAGAGACGCAATTCATGGCTTATGCCACATGGTTCGCTTCTATAGGTACAGGTAAATGCTCTTTTGAGCTTGTTGGGTATAAGGGTGGAACGATGAGTCAGGAAGGATATAATTTTATAAATACCGGTGGGTCTGTCGTATATCAAAATACGTATGATTTTGTTTGTCATACCGGAAAGGGTTCATCTACGTATAAGACATCCTACGAGAGGGTGGCTCGTGTTACCTACAATAAGCTCACTAACGAGGTTTATATGTCCATCGGCGACGCTATAGATCAGGAGGATAATTACGATAGGCTGGAGCGGGAGATCAATAATATAAAGGGAAGGCTTAACAATGTCGAGAGTGAGTTGGCTGTCGTAAGACGTATAGCCGAGGGCAAGAACACGGCGTATATCTTTGATACGGTCGATGCCATGAATGAGTGGCTGGCGGTTCAGGAGAACACGGCTAAGCTCCGTGTGGGGGATAGTTTCTGGATCAGGGAGCAGGAGGTGCCTGATTATTGGTGGGATGGAACTCAGGCTTTAGAGCAGGAAGGTCCGAAGGTTGATTTATCCCCTTATTATACGAAAAACGAGATTAATGATATTGTTGATGATATCAATCAGAAGATAGAGAATAAGAGCACGTCTATTATCTTCGATACTTATATCCAGATGAAGTCTTTCGTGGATGATCCTACTAACGCCGATAAGCTTAAGGAAGGTACTATCCTGTTAATACGGGAGAAAAACGTACCTGATTATTATTACGATGGAGCTGGGATAGTTAAGATGGAGGCTGACGTAGAGCAATGCCTTTATATTACTTTAGCTAATAAGCCTACGGAAAGCACCATAAGTTATACCCAAGATCGGGAGGTGACTAATTTCACTCCTGGAGCTATAGCTAGGTGGATTGACGCTGACGGGAATAATGTGTTTTATAAGCTTGTAGAGATAGTAGGTGGTAAGGCTAAGTGGATTACCCTTATCGATACTAAATACGGTAATGTGACGCTACAGAGTACTTACGACAAGAATTATGAGATCGTAAATATCGTATCTGGGTCTAGGTTACAGGCTATAAATAGCGAGAAGAATGATATCAAGTTCGTTAATAGTGCTACGGGTAACGTGACTGTCGTGTTGAATGGTACCGTATCAGGGGGAGCCAAGAAGCTGGTGAGTATGCTGGCGGTGAACGAGGTAGTCTTGACCCCCGGGGCGTCGGTGTCGTTTACCCGGAACGGCGATGAGTTCGTGCTCACCGAGTTGTTTGGCGTTACTATCTTCCCCGATCTGGCGGATGCCAATCGTGAGGGAGAGTGGGTTATGAGCGTAGGCATAACCGGAAAACCGATCCTTATGGAGGTAAAGGAGATGCGTAAGTGGGATGAGAGCATAACCAAGGATCTTACGATAGATGAGCTTAACGAGAAGTTTCCTAACGTGGATATCGGATTCGCCGTCGTATGCAAGACCATCAACAAAGTATATGAGATGGTTAATGGATATAAGGAATGGGTGTCTTATGATATAACCTCAATAAATTAATGGTATGGCTTTTTTAGTAGGATACGACACGGTAGCGTCCTATGTCACGTTTATAGTGAATGAGGATAGATTCCCTTGTTTTGATGGTAAGGGTGCTGATTATATACCCGATCCGATAATATCAGCGAATGCTTTTAATCGCAATCTTAGGTTCTCGACATCTAAACCGGGATTCGTGGATGTTGATTGGGGGGACGGGACAAAGGATCAATATCCTTTAGTTAAGATATCTGATGGTAGTTATAGGATTGTATTCAGGTCTCTTGACATTGAGTATAAGAAGAATCCGGATGATACCGTATGGTGGTATAAGAAAGAGGATGGTTCACAATACATACCGGTCCCTCCACATAAGTATAGCGATATCAGGCGTAGAGAGGTTACGATGAGGTTCTCTAACGTAATTGATGGGGAATTTAATATGGATGGTATTGTCCTTCATGAGTTCCCTATAGTTAATCTTCCTGATATAACTTATTTTGCTGTGGTTAAATCCGTTTTAAAAAATGGTGATATCCCATATGACAGGATAAGCAAGAGCGTTAATCTTCGTAATATACAGATGGGATCTTTTATTCATCCTGGTGTATGGAGTAATTGGCCAGAAGGTTTTTTAAATATGAAAAATCTGAGGTATTTCGGATGCAATAACGTTTTTAACTTTGGGGATGATCCTGATTCTAATTGGAGAAGATTCTCTGAATGGAAGAATCTTACTGAATTTAACTTCAACTGGTGTAACATCCCTTCTTATGATCCGGCTTTTAATTCTATTCCAGCAAAAGGTATAAGCATTATAAGCGATCGGAATAATATACCTGTATTTGATGAGGTGGATAAGGTAGGGGATGATAAAATCAAATGTAGCTTTATCGGTAAGGCCGGTTCGTGGAAGCAGGATCTTGTAAGCGGGAAGTTGAATAAGATACAAGAAACTTACGTGGACTCACCCACCATCCCGGTGGATGATTTACCTGACTGGCTTTATGAGGTTAGGGAGTTCAGGATTTTCGGTCTTTATGACGGGCGTTTTATAACGACACAGGAAAGGTCTGACACTTTTGTCAACTCATTTTACGATAAGGTGATGTCGTGGGAGTATATAACCATGTCACAGACCGCCGCTGACGGGAACAGGAACCAGTTCTATGGCCTCACTCTTGACCTGTATAGGGCTTCCGCTCCTTACAACAAGCGTCCTTCCGGTGCCTATCAAGCCCCCGAGGGGTTTGTCAAGGGTGTCAGCAACGGAAACCCTACTACACCTATGGAGAAGGTGTATGTGCTTGCGAACAACTACGCCCAGGTATGGGTGTTGCCGCCGGCCCCTATTTTAGAGGCTGTCCTCGCGAGGGCACAGCGGGCAGGGAAGACTAGGGTCGCCCCCTTTGTCCTTGGCGTAAAGGACGGACATGTATCCGTATTCAGTGGAGACGTGTTGAGCGACAATATGAGTAAGTATAATTTTGCCGACAAATACGAGGCTATAGACATCTGTAATGATCTAGGATTGGATAGCTCACCGGTTGTTGAGTATTTCAGGAGAATAGAGGAGGGAGAGGCATGAAATTAATATGTAAGGATACGAATAAAGGCTCTATAACATTTTTTACTAAGGGTAAATACGCTTTTAGGGGTGTTAGTAGGGATGATACCATCGATGACGTGCCTGATCCTATATTGGATTATAATAATTATAATGAGACTATAGAATTTTATTCCAACACTCCTGGCATGTGCGAGGTTGATTGGGGTGATGGGAATAAAGAGCAATTCCCTTTCGTGAAGGCCAGGAGTGGATCTATATATGGTCAATATAGGTTGATGTTCAGGAGAAGGGATATAAGTTATCGTAAAAATCCAGATAGTCATCCATGGTGGTTTTATAAAGAGGATGGTAGTGAGTATGTTCCCGCTCCTAATCATGCTTACGCTGATGGGAGGAGGGACGTACAACGGGCTGTGTCGATAGATTTTACTTGTGATATTTATTATGCCAATATCCAAGTTTGCAAGATGACATCTTTCCCGATTGTGGATATACCAGGACTTGAGTTTTTGGTCGTATCCCATACGCTGTATGTTAATGACGGTATACCTGTAGACAAGTTGTCAAGATCCAAAAAGTTAATTTATATCGATCTTCAAAATATAGGGCAAAGAATGACCGTAATTCCTGAGGCTATAACCAGCAAGACAGAGGTATATTATTTAAATATGTTTAATATGCTTGATCTTAGGGATATAGAATCTAGCGGAATAAGGAATATAAAGAATATGAAAAATCTTCAAACCCTTGAATTGTCTTCATGTTATTTGGATAGGTATATAAAGGAGTTTAATGATCTTCCTAAATTAACTTCGTTGAGAATACATCCTGGCCCTTCTGATATGTGGAATTATTTTGATATAAATACCCTTCCTTTTTTCGAGGTAGATAAGATAAATCCTAACATTACTAATTTTGATTTTTTAGATGACTGGGTAAGTGGAGAAAGGAGGACGGGTTGGAATGATGATAATATGTCTGGAAGGGGATTGGAACATCTTACTAGTTTCATTGCAGCTCATAGCAATAGTCTTAGAATGGATAAGCTTCCGGATTATATTTATGAGATGAGGGCTATTACACGGTTTAACGTGAATTGTTCTACTCATAGCCAAAAAAGATCAGATGATTTCGTGAACTCTTTCTACGACCTTGTTGTAGGATGGGATCAGATTACTATGACATCCGTGGCTAAGGATGGGAAGAGGAACCAGTTCTATAGTCTTTCGGTAAGCATGTATAGTGCTGTTTATCCAACCGAAAACCAGCGGCCGACAGGCGTGGAGCAGGCCCCAGAGGGATTCGTGAAAGGCTCGTCCAACGGGTCTCCAGCTACACCTATGGAGAAGATATATGTGCTAAAAAATAACTACGCCCAGAGATGGACGATAAAACCGGCTTAATATGGATAGAAATGATATCATAAAAGAACTTGGATCGTATTTTGATATAGTAGAATTGGTATGTCCTCATACGTACAATAAGTGGAAGGACAGATCGTGGCAGTTTCTTGATACAGCGTTTCTCCATAATCTTCTTATATTACGGAGGGATATAATTAAACAGCCTATGTATTGTAATAATTGGGACAAGCAGGGGCAGTTTTCCCAGCGTGGTCTTAGATGCAACATCTGCCAGATAGTTAAGGATAAGAAAGATGTTTATCTATCCGCTCATGTGTTGGGTAAGGCTGGTGATTTCGATGTCAAGTCGATGACGGCGGAACAGGCCAGAGGCTTGATTTTGGATCATCAAGATATGTTACCATATCCTTTCCGGCTTGAAGGGAAGGTGGGTTGGTTACATTTTGACAGCCTTGATACGAGGAACGGTATACATGCCGTGGTGTTTTAGGTACTTAATGGTATAGTAGTTAACTTTGCGAGTAAGGTATAAAATGAAAGACAAAGACATGATAGAGCGAGTGGGGGCTTTGTGGAATATTGCGCTTGCGTATGGTGCCTCTTGTTGGGCTTATTTCCAGCCAGTACACCATTTATTGACCGTATTACTTATAGTATTAATAGCGAATTTCTTGGCTAGGTTAGCGCAAAGCGTAAGGGGCTGGAAGCTCCGACGAAGTCGTAGAAGACGGTTTAGTTTTAAGAGATGGCTTAGGGAGGTCAGGTTAACTGATATCCTTAAGGAGTTCGCTTTGTCCTGTTTTATAGTAATGACATTATGTGTTATATATAAGACGTTATACCCGATCGAGGAGGAGGCTAGCATGATACTTACCGTAACCAAATATGGTGTGTATATAGCCCTCGTGGGATATGTCATGCTTTTCTTGAATACCATAGGGGATACTTTCGCTGACGCTTATTTGGTTAAGGTATTCAAGGCCGTGTTTAAGAGGATAAACGTATTCAAGATGTTTAGTTTTTCCAAGAACATACCTGACGAGACGTTTGACGATATAAAGAAGATTGCTGATGATGAGGTTAAGGATAAGTCTTAGGGCGATTTTTTGTTTAGGTCTGTCGCTATCCCTGTCCTCTTGCGGAAGCAGGAGGCAGGTTAGCGAAACGTCTATTGATAGCCGGTTGATCAGCAGGATAGAGACGATGATAGATGAGGTCATGGATCGGAAGATCGTAGAGATCAAGACATCTGATCTTAGTGCCGATATTGTTATAACGGAGAGAGAGTTCGATACGGACAAGGATGTTGATCCTGCCACGGGGGAGCGACCGGTGTCCTCGCAGACAGATACCCATATCGTCATTGGCCGGCGGGACAGCACGGTGACGGCCGATTCCCTTGGCATTGATAAGACGATCACCGGTATTGAGGATATTGATAAGAAGACAGACATCGAGCATGAGGATGTAGATGATAAGAAAGAATCAAGATGGCCAATAGCTATCATATCAATTAGTGTGTTGTTGATATTATTGGTTTTAATATATTTGCTAAAGAAGATGAAGGTTTTATGAGACGAAGAATGATTGAATGTACTAGGGGGGGGGTGATTGACGATCATACTAGATTCTTAATGAGATTCAATGGTAATTTTAAGGTAGAGGGGAATCCTACTCCCTCTGGCAATCTCTTTATAGCCAATAATGGCAATCTTATCACCGATGGCTCAATACAATGTGTCCAATATAACAAAACGGATCCTTTTCTTTATACTATCATAAACACCAAAGAATCGTTATTGCCTGAGCTGTTTTATGACGGTCATCCATTTACTATAGACTTTTGGTATAAGTCAACCAATCTTGTTACAAGTTGTTTGGTTGAGCATGAATATCCTAATGGTATTTTTTATTTTGGTGTAGTTTTAACAGGTACTGGTTTTTATTTTTTATTTCAAGCTCAACAAGCTGGTTGGCATGTTGATAGAGTTGAGGCAAACAAATGGTATCATATAGCTATAGTCAGAAGCAGTAATGAATATGACATATTAAGATGTTTTGTTAATGGTATACTTATTATTAACACGAAAACCAATAATACGCTTTCCCTTAGGTCTTATAACCTAGGTATTAATACACGAGGTGATGGTATGGATAACGGAAATTTTATGATGGACGATTTCAGGATAAGTGATATAGCTAGATGGGAGTCAGATTTTGAACCTCCAAAAAGAAAGGGGCTATGATCCCTCACCGCTCCTTATCTGATTAGTTTTTAAAGGATATGCAAATAGCATAGAGGTCAGTCCCGGATTCGAACCGGGGTATATGGTTTTGCAGACCACCGACTAAACCAACTCATCCAACCGACCGTGACGCGAATATAAAGATTTTATTTGACCAGATGACTTAATTGACCATCTTTTTAACTAACAACTTTCCTTAAAACCAAATAGTTCTTATTTAACTTCTGGAACCGTAGAGATAATTGTATAGACAAGTATTGTTTTTAGGTGACTCTTGTTGGAAGCCAATGAACAAGGTGGCGGCGTCATGGCGTGGGACTGGTGGTTGCCTTCCATGGCCGGCCAGGAGC